GTTCTCCCATTGCCCGTTTCTGAGTTACAAAGTTTTCTGCATATTTCTTTGATTCTCTTTGTAATATTCCATGTGGATATACTCTACCATTTTGATTTTTAGCGTCTGACCGTTGTAATACTCCATGAACGATTAAACGACCATTATTTTCTTTAAGAGACTCGTTTATTTGTTCTCTTGTTATTTCAAACGGTAAATAATCTACTATTAATTGTCTTGCCATCTTTTTACTCCTATTTCTTAAATCTTTGGTAGAACTCTGCAAATTGATATTTTGATTCAGATACTAAATTATCAACTTCTGACAAAAATGAATCAAGTACTTTATACAAGGGTTTACTTATACCATATGTAAGTGCTCCTGCATTATAATTTCTCCATCCCTTCTTTGGATTATCCGAATAAGTTGTATACTTCTTCATAAATTTTGGAAAATCTTTTTCGGACTTTTTATACCAATCATCTACTATACCACGCCTTCCAAATATCTCAGTATAAAAATCTGAATTTCCAAGAGCCTGTCTTAAATCTCCTGAAGTTATCTTTTTATCTCTCCTTATTTCTCTGTGTATAAATTGAGTAAGGGGTCTTTCTAAGGATTTAAATTTTCTTAAATTAAAATCGTCAGGTTCAATCTCGATTATTGCGTCGAAAAGTTTATCAAAAACACGATATTTAATAAATTTTGCATCTACCTTTCCTTCATTAATTCTACTATACTGTTTACCATTTATTGTAAGAGTTTCTTGGTTTAACTCATCACCAGTTCTGGCCATTGATCTAAGTTTTTCCTTTAATTTTCTTATATCAGCTTGTATTTCTTTTGCGATATTTTCCATTTGTTCTTGCGTATATCCATCTCCCTCAGCACCAGCCTCTCTAGCAGATTGCATAACTGAATCATACTCTTTTTTAAGTTGGTCTATTTGACCTTGAATCTTTTCTTTCTTTTCTGCTGCAGTTGGTTCGGCCTTTGGTTCTGCCTTAGCAGGTTCTTTACCTTCTCGTCTATCTTTTTCGGCTCGAAGTGCTGCCAATCTTCCTTTTTCTGCCTTTGAATAATCACTTGCTGAAGGGCCGCCTCCTTGTGGTGGGCCTCCGAACATCTGCCATTCTTCTGCTTCTTGATCTTGAGCCTTTTGAAGTTCTTTTTCTTGTTTTGCTATAAGGTCATCAAGTTCTTCATCTGACATATCCTTTGTCATCTCTTGAGTTTCTTCAGGTGATGGTACTTCTTGCCAATGCTTATCTTTATAAAATTCTTTGGTGTCTGTCTTATCAACTTGAGATTGAGTCTCATCATCACTATCATCTTTTGGTGTATCACCACTTGGTTCTTCGTCACCACCATCATCATCCGCCTGCTGTGCTTGTTTTGAACCAGGATGGTCTTTTATATATTGTGCTTGGGCTGCTGAATCCATATCATCCCACCAATCTTCATTAACTAATTCTCTTAAACTTAACACTATTATTCTCCTATCTCATGAAATCAAATTCTTGATTCTTAAATGTATCTTCAAATTCTTCAACATAATCTTTTGCTAAATCTTTTCTTTGTCTTTTTGGGAAAACATCTAAGTGATTTCCACCATATGACTTCGTATATCGTTTTGCTCCATCATCAATCAAATACATAAATGCCTTTGAGGCAAGTCCTTTACGATATTGTCCCCTTTTCTTCTTTTTTGACAAATTCTTCAGTATCGGCATGTATCTTTGTCGATATAGACTAGCGTCATTATCAATAAAAAGTTTTAATTCTCTCATTTCATCTGAAAGACTTCTTTCAAGTAATAAATCTTTAAGTTTAATCACTTATCTTTCCTCATCATTATTTCATGCCTCAAATCTTCGAGTTTCTTAATCCACTCGGTTAATTTATTAATCATATAATTCTTACTAACGTCTTTGCGGTGTATTTCTGTATGCCATCTTTTTAATAATGTCGAAATACTATACAAAGAGTCCATATAAGACTTTCTGTGTTTTTCGAAAGGCATTTTTTAATGTAGTTGACCGACTTTATTCGCTAACCGAACTAACCTCTCACTAATTTTACTTAAAGCCTTATGAGTATTCTTCCAATAATCTCTGGAGTCGACCTTCAACTCATTCTTTAATTTAACATTATATCTCACAACTCGTTCTAACTCTGTTAGGTTATCACGAGTTTCTCTCATTGCCATTCCAATTTTTTGCTTGGGTGTTAAACTCTCATCATTTCTCCAAGCGTGATATCTACCTTCATTTACTACCGATTCAGTTTTTCTCAACTTCGGGTCGTCAGCAATAAAATGACCAGTTCCATCAGTTGGTTCATCATGACCTCCCGTGTAACCGGCCTTGCCCTTACCTTTGCCTTTTTTATTACTACCACCAAATGCATGTGGTGTATTGTAACTTCCACCTACACTTGCAGTAGAATTGGCTTCGTCTAATTCTTGTTTGATTAACTCTCTAACAAGTTTACGAATTAAATCTTCTTTAACCTGTGACATTGTGTAATTCCTTGATGAGTTCATAATACCTCATTAAAGATACAACCTGTTTGTCTCTGACAATCTTACCTTTTTGTAACGAATCTGTTTGTTTAATTGCCTCTGTCAATTTAATTTTTGTTACATCATCTGTAACTCGTGGTAAAATCTTATTAAGAATTTGTTTTATTTTTACTACTTCATTATTTATAAATTCTCTTAATGAGTTAGTATTAGAAATGTTATTAACATATTCTTTCAATAAATTTCGTTGCATAGAATTAAGATTTTTATACTTACCATTAAAATTATCTACCATAAGTTGATAAGAAAGTAATCTTAAATCTTTATCTTCTTCTTTAAATTCAGAAATTATTTGACTGTCTGTATTCTTCGGTTTAACTTTGTTACGAGTAATATGTTCTATAATAGAAAAAGTGCTATCTACTTCATCTACTGGATCAAATACAGGAGTAGTTTCTGCCAAGAAAGTTTTATAAATAGAAGCATATACTTTATAGTTAGGAATTCGTGCTCTAAAAAAATCTTCTACGATGTAGTTCTTTTTAATCTCCTTAATAAGATTATACTTCTCAGCGCGAAGTTTCTTATTTTGTAATTTTTCTCTCGCTTTTATTACGGCATCAACTAATTTTTCTGCCTTACGAGACGAATTATAATTTTCTTTTAACAAAACTTGATATAATTGATTTTCTTTACCGAGTTCTGTCTTTTCGTTAAAGAATTTTTTTAGCATCTCTACGGATTTACTCTTATCATTTCCGTTCATTACATCAACTGTTATCTGACGGGATATTAATTCAAAAAGAATTCCCGTATTTTTAATTTTCGAGTGCTTTACACGTTGGGCCATAATCTATGCTCCTAAATAAGTATATTTCTTCATCTATAAATATAAAAACTTCTAATAATTCATCGTTTAAGTATCACTTAAAGACGAAGATACTTCGTTTTTATATTCTTCTTCCACATCAGTCGTTTCAACCAAGATTTTCTTCTCTTCGCGACTTACTTTTCCTAAACTTTTCTTCAATGCGTCATAATGTGCTAACGCAATTCCATATTTTGGACTACCACTACCACCTTTTCTCTTGTCATGGGCTCCAAGTGGATCTCGACCTCTTATACTTGAATCTTTTCCATGTTTAGGACCTTCCTTTGGACGACCACTTCCTGGCCAACCATCTTCTGGTATCTTTATGTCTAATTCTTTACCAGTTCTTCCTTGTTGTCTTGCTCCAGGTGGTTGTGCTCCAGGTACTCCTGGCATTTCACCTTCTGCTCCACCTGCTGCCATCATTGCTCCTTGAGTTCCAACTGCTTCTTCACTTTGAACTGGATCATTACCTTCCATTTCAATCTGTGACCACCTAAACTTCCGTTTTTGGTCTTTAATGAGTCCAAGTCTAACTTCTTTTTTCTCATCTTCTGTAAATTTAAAAATATTATCATATATCCATTCTGTATCTGCTATTTTTGCGTCCATTATACTTGAAGCAAGACTTTGTTTATTATTCCATAATTCAATTTTTTCTTCTTCATATATTGTGGATGGATTTTTTAAATTCAAATCAAAATTAACAAGTTCATCATCCGTGTATCCTTGTGCGTATAAATGAACAATAGCAATCTTTGTTAATTCACTAACAACAATTCGTTGAATTCTTTCAATCGTTCTTGCAAACCTTACATCTTCTGCTGCTAACGTGGCTTTACTACCAACTGCTTCATCATATCCAAGAAATGCCTTTGGAACTTTTAATGCCGCCATTAACTTGTTTCTTAGATATTCAATATCTTCTACTGCCTCATAAGTTAATCCCGCGAGACTATCAATTGCAGTCCCACTATCTCCACCACGAACTGGTAAGAAGAAATCCTCTGTAAGATTTTGAATATTATATTTTAAATTGTAATCACCTGTGTTTTGGTCGATAACGGGAGCCTTCTTCATCTTATTGATTATCTTTTGCATAAAATTTTCTACTTCTGCAGGTGGAATATTACCTATATCAATTTTGAAAACTCTTTTTTCTGGAGCTCTCATAATTCTGTGAATCAACATAGCATCTTCCATAAGACTTAATTGTTTCCAAATCTTACGGGCTCCTTCAATCATACCTTTTCCATACGGAATAAAATTTGCATCTGATAATAATCTGAAATGTGCTATTTCATAGTTTTCTAATTCTTTATTGCCTGCCATATTAGAACTATGTCGCGAATCTCCATCTTCAACTACAAACTGAACATAATATGGATTTTCTGGATCCTCACCTTCAATACGAGTAACATCGTATGCTGACATTGGAACTACATTTGTAATACCATACTTTTCTTTAATGTCTAAATAAAGATAGAAATCTCCATATTTACATAAGTTACGAACCCACGGCCATAAATTAAATTCTATATTTAATATATCATAAAAAAGATTATGTAGAATATCATGAATATTTTCATTTTCTGAACGAATCTCTAATACTTGACCGTATTCAGATTTCATTGTTGATTCGTCTGCATAAATATCAAGTGCAGATGCAATTATTGCATCATTATCCATTTCTTCATAATCTCTAAACAACGCCAATCGTTGTGCCTGAAAACTAATTGCTTGTGAATGTCCATATCCACCAGTTGTCATATTAGTATGTAATCTTGACCATCTATCTACAAGACTATTTCTCTGAGCACTTTGTACTCTGTCTGTATCGGCAATCTTTAACTTTCTACCACCTGCATGTCTTACGATTACATTTGTGGAAAAAAGTCGTTGTAGTCTTGCTCTTAAACTTGTTTGTGCCATTTTATCCTCTTATTATTTTATTAACCAAGTTAGATCTTCTTTTGTATTTCCAGTTTCCATTACCCATTCATCATTTTGATTGTCGGTCTGTGTATAAACTGGTTCATAATCTAACATTTTATTTAGGACTGTTTTTTGTAGGGCAATTCCTTCTGCGTTCAACCTAAGTGCAGTATCTCTTACCCACAATCCAATTGCCAAACTCATTGGAAGGTCATCGTTGTATCCTTCCATTGCTTCAGCTTTATTGTTGTGCCATATAAACACAAATAATTCATCAATCAATCTGTCCGAATGAACGATTACAGATTTCTCTCTGAAATATTCTTCTAATTTTGCTATTACCAATGGTCTTGTCTTAGAAGTCATACTAAATCCAGGTACCATTTGTCTATCTTTTTGTCTATATCTGTTTGTTATTTGTCTTGCGACATCTACAAACTGTAAATCTTTACTTGTATAAAATAAGTTATCATACTCTCTATCAATAACTTGTTGTATGGTAGCCCAACCAATACTTGAGTTCTCAATCACAAGTAATGCGTTGTTATATTCCATAGCAGTGTTCATACATAAATTACCAAAATCCTTAGTAGGTATTTTCCCCTTATATTCTGCTACTTGTTCCATACTTTCTATTTCTAATACATGAAATGCTGAAAAGTCTTGTCCATCACCACGAGCAACGTCAGCGGCCACTACATAATTCTTGGTATAATCAGGCTGTCTCCAAACCCATAAGTTACTATCCATTCCCCTCTTTTCAACGGGTTCTTCAATTTGTGTATTTCTGTATTCTTCCAAAATAACACCATCAATTACAGTTTGACCAGAAGTGATAAAGTCACAATCACATTCTTGTGCGGCCATTGAAGGACCTAACAACTTATCTTGTTCATCTCTCCATTCTTGTTCTCTATCTGGATGTAAAGTCCAATGTAATCTAATAAAATTCCAATCATTATCACCTTCTTCGGCCCCCACCCAAGTTTTGTGAAACCAATTACCAACACCATTCGGTGTAGATAATGCTATACATTGTCCACCAGTAGATAGTGTACTTTGTGCAGCAGTCCATATTGTATCAATCTTGTCAATAAATGCTGCCTCGTCAAGTATCAATAATGACAATGCCTCTGAACGACCTGCATCTTCAGTAGATGATATCGCTTTTACTTGTGAACCATTTGAGTATCTTAATGATAATTTATTGTCCTCAACACACTTTGACTTAACCCAACTCGGTAAGTTTGCGTGCATCACTCGGATTTTCGTAACCAAGTTTTTAGCGGTATCTTGTTTAGTAGCAATAACCAATATATTCTTATCACTCTGAAAGGTCATCATCCATAATGCGTATCCTGCAGTTAATGTTGATATACCTAACTGACGGGCTTTCAAAATAACATTATAATTGTGTTTTTCAAAATCATACAATGTATCTTCTTGAAACTCATATAATGAAAATGGAATTTTACCCTCTATTGGGTGTTGTATAACAGCATACTTTTTTAGAAAATATACAGGATCTTTTGCACATTTTAAATATTCCTTTTTAATGACTTCTTTTATATTCTTATCACTCATTAATTTGCTATGTCCACTATTTTAATACCAAAATAAGTTGGAATAGTTACTGCGGCTACTCCATATCCAAAATATAGCCACTTATTTTCATACCAACTTGGTTTTGATAATTTTGATAATTTTTCATTGGCCTCATTTTGTGCCTTTAAAGACTCTATTTGTTTATTCTTTGCCACTATTATTAAAGAGTCAAGATTGGATTGTTCTTCTAACTCTTTAACCAAACCTTCATATTGACCAATTTGTACAGTCTTTGCACTATCAATAGATTCTAACTTCGCCACCGAACCTTTCCATTCAGCATCACGTTGTTTAATCATTTCCAATACTTCTGCCTCAGTATAAGTTGTCTGCCCGAATAATGGGATGGATAGCAATAATATCCATAGATATTTCATATTCACTCCTTATCTATGTAATACGTGAACTATACCACTTGAACCATTCACTACTTTTTTCACACCAATCGGATAAAGTACTTTAACGGTACATTGGTCACCACCTAAAACTCCACCACCAGCACAATGTATTACTACATTTGTTACGTTCTCAATAATAAATCCAGCACCGGCTTTTGAACCTGTAGCATGAAAAGTAGTACTTGCTCCCACCTCTGTTACTCCATTGTAATCACCAAGTCTCTGATCACTTGCTAATGACCTAAACATTGTTCCTGCATCTGCCATTTTATTTTCTCCTTATATACATATATATAATTATTTACTCTTGGAAAACTTTCTCAAAAAATCTGCGGCATCTGATACATCGTCATTTTCGGAAGCTATTTCCATTTTTTTAATCTCGTTTTGTGTACGAGTAAGTTTTCTTTTTGCGTTTGTTATTTGTTTTTTATTTTTATTTTTAT